GAACGCGAAGTGGGTGATGACGGACACGATGTTCAGCAAGATCCGTGCGCTGCTGCGAGTGTCTGCGGTGACCACCACGACCAGCGGCGCTGCGGGCGGCAACTACTCCCCGTTCGACTGGAGCATGGGCGATGGTCGCCTGCAGGACGGCGAGCCGGATCGCCTGCTGGGCTACCCGGTGGTCTGCGTTGCCAAGGGTCCGGACTTCCCGGCTGCTGGCACGGCGCGCATCATGGCGGCCTTTGGTGACTTCTCGTACTACCACATCGGTGATCGCGAGTCCATCAGCATCAAGGTTGCACGCGAGACCTACCTCGCTAACAACCAGACGGGCTTCTTCGCGTTCGCGCGGCATGACGGCAAGGCCAGCCAGTTGGAGGCGTTCCGTCACCTTGAGATCAAGGGATCCTGATTCTGACTCCCGCAGCAGGGCGGCGGTGGGCTTCGGCTCACCGCCGCCCGTTTGAGGTTCAACATGAAAGTCAACATCAAGGTAGGGCTGTCGTGTGCGCTCGGGTCCTTCAGTGCAGGCGAGGTGGTTGAACTTGCGGATGACATCGCCGGGGATCTGATCAAGCACGGTCACGCTGAACTCGTAGAGGAAACGCGCAACACCACGACGCAGCCTGTGACCCGAAAGGCGACCAAGTGGCAGAAGCAAGACCCCGTTTCCGATGGGCACTCGTAAGCCAGCCGCAGTTTGAGCCGCTTACGACTGCGGAACTCAAGTCCCATCTGCGCGTTGATCTCAACGACGAAGACACGCTGATCGCGGCGCTCGGGGTCGCCGCACGCGATTACTGCGAGCGGCATACCAACTGCATCATGGGCAGTCGCGTGTTCTATCTAGAAGCAAGCGGCTTCCCGGCAGGCAATGGCGACATCATCTTGCCGATCACGCCAGTGGTGAGCGTGAGCCAACTTGCGTGGCGGCGACCCGCTGACGGATCATTGCAGATCGGGGTGGTTGATACGGACTACCGATTCGCCGGGGAAATCCAGCGTATCAGGCTGATGCCAAGCGCAACGGCATGGCCTGTGACGAGCGTTACCGAAGACGCGGTGCAGATCACGGTGACCGCAGGCTACCCGTCAGCACAAGCAGTGCCGCAGATCTTCAAGCACGCTATCCGATTGCTGGTCGGCCACTGGTATGAAAACCGCGAGGCAGTGGTCAACGGCACGATTAGCAGCGATGTCAAGATGACCGTGGACGCGCTGCTGTCTACGGTCAAGGTGCGGGAGATGCTGTTGTGATTCCGCGCATCGGGCAGTTGAAGGATCGCGTGAACATCAGCGATCCGGGCGCAAGCACGGACGCGATGGGGCAGGCGATTCTCACCTTCGGATTGGGAACAACCAGATGGGCAAAGGTGGAGGAGATAGCCGAGCCGGAACAGCAGGTCTATGACGGCACTACTGCCAAGCGACGCATCAAGGTGACCTTGCGAAGCCCATATGTGGGGAGCAAGTTGTGGAGCGCAAAGATGCGGCTGACATACAACGCCACCACCTTTGATGTTGTGTCAGTGCGCACGCTGACAGCAAACCGAGTGTGGGTTGAGGTGATCGCGGAGACCATTGAATGAAGCGCATCTCAACCACTGCAATCACGACGAAGGTGGTCGGATCGCAGCGACTGCAGGCAAATATGGATGCAGTCGCAAAGGCAATACGCGAGGGAATGTTCACCCGCGCCGTGAAGCCATCATTGGAGATCATCCAGAAGGCGGCCAAGCAAAATGTGATGGCGGTCCCAAGCAGGTCTGCTGGTACGACCCGCACGCGCGAGGCCATCGCGAATCGAACTACGATCAAGTTGCAGCGCGCGCAGGGATCCCGCTACTACAGCAAGGGGCGACTCGCGGTCTTCTATGGGCGACCTAGAACCACCGCCCCAAAGCAGCAACCCGGCAAGGCTCCTCCGTTATGGGCGAGGGCATCCGTGGCTCATCTCATTGAGTACGGATTCAAACTCACCCACTTCTTTGGTCGCAAGATCAAGCCGAAAGTCATTCCCGAGCGACCGTTTATGCGGCCCGCCTTTGAAGACAACCGTGCAGCCGCTGAGCGGCGATTCGTAGCGGTGCTTCGTGAGGAAGTTGGCAGGGTTCGGCCATGAATGTTCAAGCAGCCATCCGTGGTCGCCTTGCGGCCTATGCGAACTTGACAGCGTTGATTGGGGGTGCGACTCCCCGCATCTATCCCGAGGCGCGAGCGCAGGAAGGCAGCCTGCCCTGCCTCGTCTACAGCATCAACAACGAGGAAGCCCTCAAGACGATGACCACGGCAACGGCGTGGAAAGCGGACTTTGAGATCGCCGCGATCGCCTTGACCGCAGCGCAGGCGCAGGCGGTCGCAGAGCAGGTTGTTCTGGCATTGGACGGCTGGACTGGTACGGCCAGTAGCACCAAGGTCATGCACTCCCTACACTCGCGATCAGTCACGGCCTACAGTGCGCCGCAGGCTGGCGAGGCGACTGGAGCCTTCCTGCATACGACCGTATTCTCCGTGATGTACCAAGCATCCCCTTGATAAGGACATGACTCATGGCTATTAGCGCATACAACACTTCATTCACCGCTGGAGGAGACATCATTGGCGAGGTGTCATCCATTTCGCTGTCTGGTGTCAGCACCGCAGAGATTGATGTCACGCAACTCTCTGACGCTTCCAAGAAGTATGTCATGGGCACGCTGGATGGCGGCACGGTGGAGGTGACCTGCTTCACCACGACCGCTGCGCCTACGCTTCCAGCCGCCAATGATGTTGCGCCGACCACTTACACGCTGCGCTTCGGAGCCACTGGCCCGACCGTCAACATGACGGGCTATGTGCAGAACACGGCGATCGAAGCGGCTGTAGATGGGGCGGTGCAGACCACCTACACCATCCGGCTCACTGGCAATGTGACTGTGTCATAAGACCCCAACGGAGGCGCAGTCATGGCATTCAGTGCATACAACTCACGATTCATCAACCCGGTCGGCAATGCGGAACTCACGCCAACGACCGTTCCGGTCAAGGGTGAGATCCAGTCCATCACTTTCAGCGGCATCAGCGCCGCCGAGATTGATGTGACGCAGTTGTCCAGCGCGCAGAAGCAGTACATCCTCGGGACGGTTGACGGTGGCACGGTGGAGGTTGTGTGCTTCGCCACGACCGGGACGAACCTGACCCCAACGCTCCCAACGACAGGAGCCTCAACCCCGACCGCCATGAAGGTGATCTTCGGCAACGAGGACGCAGGCAAGGACGGCGTGACCTTGGCCTTCTCCGCGTTCGTGCAGAACACCTCGCTGGAGGCATCCGTGGACGGCGCGGTACAGGTCACCTACACGCTGCGCATCAGTGGCGATGTCGTAGTGGCCTACCTGAATCGCACCTGATTCAGTACCCCAACGCGAACCCCAGCGCCCCGCCCCTTGAAGGCGGGGCGTTGCTTTAGTAGGCTGATGCCATGCACACCGACAAGGCAACTCTGCTGGCACTCAAGTCGCGCCTCATCATTGAACCCATCAAGGTGGACGGGCTTGAAGCCCCCATCTTCGTTCGCGGGCTGACGGGCAAGGAGCGCGACTCCTTTGAGAACGCCTGTTTCGTCCAGCGTGGCAAGCAGCGCGTGCTGTCCACGGACAACATCCGCGCCAAGTTGCTCGTCCGGTCAATCTGCGATGAGGCGGGCGTGCGCCTGTTCACGGACGCGGAAGAGCATGAACTCGGCGCACTGCCAGCGCAGGTGCTGGATGTGCTGTTCACGGTCGCACAGAAGTTGAGCGGGCTGGGCAGCAGTGATCTTGAGGAACTGCAGTCGGACTGACTACGGGCGGGACGCGCAGGTTCTACTTTCGCCTCGCTCTCGCCCTAGGCTGCACAGTCAATGAACTGCTAGAGCGCATCTCGTCAGCCGAACTGACGGAGTGGCTCGCGTTCGACCGGGTGGAGCCAATAGGGGCGTGGCGAACGGACTACAACTTCGCCATGCTCGCGGCCTTGTACGCGAACGGGAACCGGAAGAAAGGCAGCAAGCCGTTCAAGACGGTGGACTTCATGCCGTTTCTACCGGACAATGATCCCACTGGTGAGGCTACGGCTCTTGCAATGTTCCAGATGATGGCGGCACAGTCAGCCGCGCAACGGGCCGAGGAAGCCGCCAAGAGCAAAGGCTGACGAATGGCAACCGTAGGAAACCTGTTCGTCAATGTCGGCGCATCGACGCGCGGTCTTGAGCAGGGACTCAAGAAGGGGCAGGAGGCCGTCAAGAAATTCAGTGCGGACACACAGTCTGCGCTAGGCGACATCGCGGGCATGATCCCGGGCGTGGGACAGATGTTCGCGCGCTTGGAGGGCTTTGGACGGCTGGGCAAGTCAGTCGGGTCTGTATGGGATGCCTTCAATGGCGGTGCAAGAGAAGCAGCAGAGCGAACCAAGGCAATCGCCAAGGCGCAGCAGGATCTCGCCAGCCAGAAGGGAACGCGCAAAAACATCGGCATGGCTCGCTCCATGCTTGCGCAAGAAGGCTTTGATCCCAATAAGGCGGCTTCGCAACTCAAGATCGTTGATACATCAGGCGCGCGCGCCAAGGTGACGGCAGCGATCAATGAGCAGCGGGCGGCGGTAGAACGACTCGCTGGAGCAGAGGCGTTCCGCGCCAAGTTGGCGAAGGGACGCGATCCATTCACCGGGCAGTTCCTGTCTGCGGCCAATAAGGCCAAGATGTTGGAGACTGCGACCAACGACATCGCCAAGGCGCAGGCGAAGTTGACTGCTGCGACTGCAAGCACCACGGCAGCGCAGAAGGCGCTCGGTGCGGTCATGGACTCCAATCGCAAGAAGGAGGCCATGCGCGGCAAGTTGAAGGGAATGGGCATTGACCTCGGCAAGGGTCAAGCGGCATTGCGCCTGCCGTCACTTGCGGCGGCGCAGGAAAGACTCGCGGCACTTCGCAAGGAGGCCGAAGATGCAGCATCAGGATTCAAGATATTTGGCCTATCTGTCGGCAAGGCGCTGGGGCCGATTGGGCTTATAGCGGCGGCGAGTGTGGCAGCGACCGCAGGACTGTTGGCCCTCACGCGGTCAATGGCCGGAGCAATGGATCGCCTCAAGGACAGCGCGACGGCTGCCGGGATCGGGGTGGAGGCGTTCCAAGACATGGAGAACACCTACCATGAACTTGGGGTCGCCAGCGGCACGGCGGAATCAGCGTCGCAACGGCTAGCCATCAAGTTGGAAGAGGCGGTGCAGGGAAGCGAGGACGCGAAGGAGTCGTTTGCGCGACTTGGCTTGGCATA